ATCCAGGGCCACATTTGTCTCCTCCTGAGACTTCGTGCGCGTGCGCGTCAACGACCCATCGGGCTCGCGAACGACTGTATAGAGATGGCGGGGCGTCAGAAGGACATCCGCGGACTGACGTGAGGGGTCGCCGTGAAGCGTCTGCTCCGCGGCGTCCCACTTGGTTTCTGTCAGCTGGCGTTCGGCGGGTGGAGGCGTTTTGAGGGTGAGCGCCATTGTTCTGGTATGGGAATCCCTTTCTATGTCCGGTCTCTCATCCGTTCTCATCCCCAGATTGAGCAAGTTCCCCCCACGGACGTGGACGTCCTCGCGTTGGACTTCAATTGCTTTCTGCATCGGTATCTGAACCCGGACGAGCCCATTGGGAGTATCGTGCTGGCCCTGGAGTCGTTCTTGCAGACGATGCACGCCAAGCGCATCTACATCGCCTTTGACGGTCTCGTCCCGGTCGCCAAGATGGTCCAGCAGCGCTACCGACGGATGAAGCTCCCCGAGCCGTGCGCCTTTGATAAGCACCAGATTTCGCCGGGCACGCCGTATATGCGTGAGCTCGCTGACACGATTCGCCTGCTGTTTCCCCAGTGTATCGTCTCGGACACCCTGGAGCGAGGTGAGGGCGAGCACAAGATCTTCCTGTGGCTTCGGACTCTTCCCGCCGAGGAGCGCAAGACCATCTGTATCTACGGACTAGACGCGGACCTCGTGCTCATCGCGATTGCGCAGCGGCATCTGGGCGCAATGCAAGTCCTCCGCGAGAAAGAGAAAGAGCCCGGCTTCTCGGTACTCTCCATTCCCGCACTCACAGCGGTGCTCCCGTTGGACCCCGAGCTCTACGTGAAGCTGTCGGTGATGTCCTTCGGGAATGACTTCCTGCCGAACCTCGCGATGTTCTCCCTGCGAGAAGACGGCTATCCGCGTGCGCTGTTCTACGCGGACAAGAACACGGCCCCGCAGGATGAACTCAAAGTCCTCCGCAAGCGAGCGAAAGACTCCGAGCGGCGTATCGTGGCTCCGGACGGACACGCCCTGGAGCAACGGTTCGCGGTGCACTGTATGGATGGAGTGGTCAACTGGGAGCCGGTGGTTCACGCCTTCTGGAAGACGTATGCCTGGACGTACCACTACTTCACGACCTCGGAGGTGCTGGATTGGGAATGGGTCTATCCCTATGCCGAAGCCCCGTTGCTCGCGACGATAGATGCCTACGAGCAGGAGACCGAGTTCACGTGGGATGCCCCCGAGCCGACGTATGGACTGGAGGACCAGCTCCGGTTCATTCTTCCCGAGGCGAGTCTCCGCCGAGCGGGACTGGAGCCCACGCGGCCCGACGAACTCTATGACGAAGCCACAGAGACGCGCCATCCGTGGATGCGCCGCTTTACCTGGGAAGCGGACCCGTGGGTGTCTGTGCCGTGGGGCGCGCTGACTACAACAGGCGCATACGACCTCCCTGCATCCGAAAGCCCGCGCGAGTTTGCTCTGTAAGACGGGGAAACACTGCGGGGGTTGCGGCTTCGGGGACCTGCGCGCCGGGAACGTGCTCCACCCAGTGCCGGGGAATCACAACGACGTCATCCTGAAGCGTCACGTCAAACTTCGTGTCCCGAGGCCCGAAGTAGTCAATCTCAATCTTCTTCATCTCGTAGACCTTCTTCAGTGCGGTAATTCCCGAAGTATCCTGAAGTGCGGACCAGAAGCGAGTCAGATGATTGACGTACGAGATACGATAGTCCTGCGCACTTCGCGTCTTGATATTGTTCCGAAGGACCTCCATACACTTCCCCACACTCGCATAGACAGGCTTCGAGAGTCGCGCGTTTACAACGTTATGACAGCGAAAGGCGAACATTGCGAAGTCCTGGCGTGAGTTCAGATACCCGGGGTATTTCGCACGATAGTTCGCATGCATGGACCGAAAGTGGTCGCGACAATACGGACACGTAATGGTCTCCGTAAACAAGCTCAGCCACGTCGTCAGTAGGTCTTTCTCGGATTGCGTCGGCCTCTCCGGATAGATCGTGGACACCGAGTGGAGGGTCATCCATCCCAGTGGGCCCCAAACAGCCGTCATTGATTTACTTGGAGACAATCATCCCCGCCTCCATACCGCCTTCTAGGATTTCCTTGGCGATATGGGGAGGCGTCTTGTCCGAGATGGGAAGTCCTGACCTGCGAAGGGTTTCGCGCACCGCACCAATCGGCATCGTCTTGACCTTCTTGTGAATCGTCTCGCGGCGGCGCCGGATGCCCTTCTCGGTCATGATGCGCAACGTAGACTTGCGGCCTGCAGCAACCGGAGGAGCCTTCGCGGGGTCTCGGACGGGCTTGATTCCCTTCGGAGCAGCCCCGGCCTTCAGAATCCCGCGCGGGTAGGTCCGCATCGTCTTGCGAACGGGCTTTGGGCGACTCGCCGCCTGCTGAGGAGGGGGAGTTCCTCCCACCTTGGTGATGGTGATAGGGCCGTCAGGCATCGCTCTTGTTGAAAACGGACAAACAAGTTTACAGCAGGAGTCCGGCACACAGACACGATGGATCCTTGCTGGGATGCTGTTCGCGCTTACTTTGCCAACGGAGTGCGTCGCCTCGTCGACCACCAGGTGGACTCCTACGAGGATTTCGTGCGCAACAAGCTCCCCCTCATCGTCCAGTCCACGCCGCCCATCAAGGTGTGGCACGAGCAGCACCCGGTTCACAAGAAGTACAAGTACGAGTTCACCCTGACCTTTGAGAATGTCTCGTATATGAAGCCGCGTATCACCGAGGCGACCGGGCGTGTCAAGCCGATGCTCCCGATGGAGGCGCGTGTCCGCAACTTCACCTACGCGGCCCAGATGCACGCGGACATCCGGTTTACCGCGAAGACGTACTCTGGAGAGCAGTATGAATCTGTTGCCGAAGAGTCTCGTGTCTTTGAGGGGATTTCCCTGGGCAAGCTCCCTGTTATGCTTGGCTCTTCTCTCTGCCTTCTCAAGGACTATCCCCTCTCTCTTGACCAATACGGAGAGTGTGCGCACGACCCTCTTGGCTACTTTCTTATCCATGGCTCCGAGCGAACGATCCTCTGTCAGGAGAAGGTTGCAGACAACCGTATCATGGTGTTTCAGTCCAAGAAGGCCAGCTCCAAACACTCCTACTCCGTGGAGATGAAGTCGCTCTCCGAGACCTTCACGATGCCGCCGAAGAAACTGGAGATTCGCCTGTCCTCCAAGTTCAATGGATTTGGGTATCCTCTGCTGGCTTGCGTGCCCCGCTTCCGTGAGGACATTCCTGTGCTGGTGTTCTTCCGTGCGCTGGGCATTCGCTCTGATGCGGAAGTCGCCCGACTTGTTTGGGGAACTCTCGACGACCCGCACGTGGAACTCCTCGGAGCTTCGTTCCGTGACTGTGCAGAGCTAGGCGTCTTCTCGCAGGAGGAGGCCATCTCGTTCCTGGCGAACAACCTCCAGTACGGCACGACGCAGGAGGACAAGCACGCCTACGTTCGCCAGCTCCTCACGACCGAGTATCTGCCCCACGTCAAGTTCGCCGGAGAACCCGTGTCCTCCGCCGTCCACAACGCCCGCAAGGCCCTGCTTACCGCGAGTATGATCCGCCGTCTCCTCCTGACCGACCAGGGGCAGATTGCGCTGGACGACCGCGATGCCTACCCGAACAAGCGCGTCGTCACGACCGGAGCTCTGTTGACCCACCTCTTCCGTCAGCTCTTCCAGAAGGTCTGTAACGACACGCGGAATGAGTTCGTCCAGGAGGTCAACAACGACGCGTGGAAAAAGGGCGAGCCGCGCCCGATGGACATCCTGAACATCAACAACCTCTACAAGATTCTGAAGCTGAGCACGATTGAGGGCAAGCTCAAGCAGGCGCTGGCGACCGGCAACTTCACGGTCCAGGGCCTCGGCACCAGCAATTCTACCTCTCTGAGCAATGCCACCAAGGTGGGTGTCTCGCAGGTCCTCGCGCGGATGTCGTACTCCGCCACCCTCTCCCATCTCCGCCGCATTCAGACGCCTGTGGAGAAGTCTGGCAAGCTGCTGGCGCCCCGCAAGCTCCACGGAACCAGTTGGGGCTTCGTCTGTCCAGTTGAGACCCCTGAAGGCCATTCTGTTGGAATCGTGAAGACGATGAGCCTGCTCGCCAGTGTCACCCAGCACGTTCCGAGTGCGACTGTCCTTCACTTCCTAGAGGGCTGCAAGGGATTGACGTGGGTGGACACACCTCGTGTCTACCAGGGAACCTCGGTGACGGTCAACGGCGTTCTCGTCGCGTATACCGAGGATCCCAAGACGCTGACCGATACGCTCCGTGCGGCCAAGCACTCCTTCCGGATTCATCCTCACGTCTCCATCGCCTGGTATACGCTCCTCAACAGCATCCTGATTGAGACCGACAGTGGTCGTCTCGTGCGCCCCGTGGTCCGCGTCGGCTGCCCGATGCCTGCTCCGGGTGCAGATTGGACGACCTGGCTTACCACCTGCCTGGAGTACATTGATGCGTCGGAGACGGAGACGCTGCGGATTGCGACCAGTCGGGCGGAGTGCACGCCGCTCCATACCCACCACGAGCTCCATCCCAGTCTCATCCTCGGACAGATGGCGGCCAGTATCCCGCTCTCGGACCACAACCAGTCGCCGCGGAACACCTATCAGTCGGCGATGGGAAAGCAGAGTATGTGCGTCTACGCGGGCAACTACGCCAAGCGCCTGGACAAGAATGGCTATATGCTCTGCTCATTGTCCCGTCCGCTCGTGGAGACCCGCTCGATGAACCTCCTGAAGATGCACGAGATGCCCTCCGGGATGAACGCCATCGTCGCCATCGCGTGCTACGGAGGCTACAACCAGGAGGACTCCATCATTATGAACCGGTCTTCTGTGAACCGTGGCTTTATGCGCGGCCTCTACTACACGATGTACAAGGACGAGGAGCACCGGAACGTGACCAGCGGACGTGAGGAGAAGTTTATGAAGCCGCACAAGCACAACACCCGCAAGTTCAAGAACAGCTCGTATGCGGCCATCAGCGAGAACGGCCTGCCTATCCTGAACGCCACGCTTCAGGAGAACGACGTCGTCATCGGCAAGGTTGTCAACCTTCGCAACGACACCGCGGGCTATGCATACCGCGATGCGAGCACCACGCACAAGAACTCGGAGCCCTGCCGGATTGATGGTGTCTGGCAGGACAAGAACTCCGATGGCTATCCGTTCATCAAGGTGCGCGTCGTCTCCGAGCGTGTCCCGCAGATTGGCGACAAGTTCTCGTCGCGTCACGGGCAGAAGGGAACCGTCGGAATGCTCCTGGACGAGCAGGATATGCCGTTCACGGCCAGCGGTCTACGTCCGGATCTCATTATGAACCCGCACGCCGTTCCGTCTCGGATGACCATCGCGCAGTTGATGGAGTGTATCTTCGGCAAGATTGGCGTGCGCAAGGGCACGCTGGGGGACGGAACGCCGTATGACCACCTCAAGGTCGCAGACTTGCGCGAGCATATGCTGGACCTCGGGCTCCAGTCCTACGGGAATGAGCTGCTCTACAACGGGCAGACCGGCGAGATGATGCAGGCGGAAATCTTTATGGGCCCGACCTTCTACCAGCGCCTCAAGCATATGGTCATTGACAAGAAGCACTCGCGTGCGCGCGGACCCATCGTGAGTCTGACCCGCCAGCCGTGTGAGGGCAGGGCCAGAGATGGGGGTCTCCGCGTGGGAGAGATGGAGCGTGACTGTATGTTGTCACACGGTGCTGCGGCGTTCACGAAGGAGCGCCTGATGGACGTGTCCGACCCGTTCCCGACGGGGATCTGTAAGACGTGTGGGACGCTGGCGGTGGTCAATGAGCAGGAGGGCATCTACTCCTGCGGGGTCTGTGCGGGCAAGACGGAGTTCGTCACGAAGACGATCCCGTATGCAATGAAACTCTGGGTCCAAGAACTAGAGGCGATGCATATCGTTCCTCGGATGGTGCTGAAGTAGGGTCATCCGGAGGCGTGAGACGACGGGCGGACGCAGAAGGAATGCTGTGTTCGAGAATATCGGTGAGGTCATCCTCGGAACGTGAGGGTTTGAGCGTGGGGCGGGCGTGAGGCCACCCGCGACTATTTTTCCACGCGGCGATACCCACGCAAAGTCCACAGACCGCAAGGGCGAGTCCGGCTGCAATGCTCAAGGCCTGATCACTATCCATTTACCCTGAACCCGCAGTCTCTCCGTAAATGTCCCTGACGATCGTGATGGGACCGATGTTCTCGGGGAAGTCCAGTCGCATCCTCAGTCTCATCTCGCAGTACGGAGCCATTGAGACTCCGGTTCTTGTCGTCAAGCACGCCGACGACATCCGGTATCAGCGCAACGAGATTGCGACCCACGACGGACAGCACGCACCGTGTGTCTGTGTGCGCGACCTCGATGACATCCATCCGGACGACCTGCGACGCTTCTCCGTTGTCATCGTGGACGAAGCCCAGTTTTTCAAGCGACTCGTCCCGTTCGTGGAGTGGGTCGTGGACACCCACGGGAAGCACCTCTATCTTGTCGGACTGGACGGAGACTCCAATCGCAGGCCGTTTGGTGAGCTTCTCCAGTGCATCCCGCTGGCGGACCGGGTGGAGCGTCTCACGGCCTACTGTCGTCGCTGTGCGAATGGACGTCCGGCCCCCTTCACCTACCGTCGGTCTGGACCCCACGACCAACAGGTTATCGTCGGCGGTCACGATCGCTATATGGCCCTCTGTCGTGAGTGCTACCACCTGGAATTTGTGCGCGAATCTCTCGCGTCGTAGAAAACTTTCTCGCCAGAGAGCATACCAACATGGGTGGCGGTCTTCTTCAGCTTGTGAGCTATGGTGCGCAGGACATCTACATCACGGGAACTCCCCAGATCACCTTCTGGAAGATCCTTTACAAGCGCCACACCAACTTCGCGATGGAGTCCATTGAGGTCACCTTCAACGGCCAGGCCGACTTCAACAAGCGTGTCACCGCCGTCATCAACCGTAACGCCGACCTGATGTACCGCACCTACGTCCAGGTTGTCCTCCCCGCTGTGGATCTCTCCTCTTCTGGCTCCACCCAGCTCAGCCGCTTCCGCTGGCTCAACTACATCGGCCACCGCCTCATCAAGGTCGTCGAGCTCGAGATTGGCGGCCAGCGCATTGATCGCCAGTACGGTGACTGGATGCAGATCTGGACCCAGCTCACCCAGGATGCGGGTACCATTGAGGCCCTTGATGATATCATCGGCAACACCCACGACCTCGTCCTGATGAAGGACACCAAGGGCTACAACCTGGATGCCTCCTGCGCTGGCGCTGAGCTCACCAACTCCTGCGCCCCCCGCGCCGGCACCCCCGCCAAGACCCTCTACATCCCCCTCCAGTTCTGGTTCTGCCGCAACCCTGGCCTCGCGATCCCCCTCATCGCCCTCCAGTACCACGAGGTTCGCATCAACGTGGAGTTTGAGCAGTGGATCAACTGCTGCTACTACGAGCAGTCTGGCGCCACCGCCCCGGCGACCTCCATCCAGTCCCTCACGGCTGCGTCCCTCTACATCGACTACATCTACCTCGACACCGAGGAGCGCCGCCGCTTTGCCCAGCAGACCCACGAGTACCTCATTGAGCAGCTCCAGTACACTGGCGCGGAGTCCATCACCTCCTCCTCCAACAAGATCCAGCTCAACTTCAACCACCCCGTCAAGGAGCTTGTGTGGGTTGTCCAGCGCGACTCCTTCGTGGACTGCACCCCCGGCCAGAACTTCATCGCGGAGGTCAACGGCTGCCAGCCCTTCAACTACACGGATGACTTCACCACGGAGGGTATCGTGATGGACATCCTCGCCCGCGGCTCCCTCGGCAAGGGCACTGGTGGAACCAACTCTGGCGCTATCCCCACCACCGCTGGTGATGGTCCCTCTGGCCCCTACCTCCCGGGTCTCGGCATCAACCCCGGCCCGTCTCTGGGTGGTGCCTCCTGGCTCGACTCTGGCTCCGACCAGGGCGAGGAGGTCTTCGCGGCGACCACCAACTACCTCCTCGCCAAGGTTATCCTCGACTCCGGCGTCAAGTGCTCTGGCAAGAACCCCGTGGAGGTTGCGAAGCTCCAGCTCAACGGCCAGGACCGCTTCACGGAGCGCGAGGGCCGCTACTTCGACCGCGTCCAGCCCTACCAGCACCACACCCGCACCCCGGCGCCCGGCATCAACGTGTACTCCTTCGCGCTCAAGCCCGAGGAGCACCAGCCGTCCGGCACCTGCAACTTCTCGCGTATCGACAAGGCGACCCTCCAGCTCACGGTGTCCGTCAACACTGTCCGCTCTGGCCGCACTGCGCAGGTCCGCGTCTACGCCGTGAACTACAACGTCCTCCGCGTGATGTCCGGTATGGGTGGCCTCGCGTACTCCAACTAAACACCAGAACTCAAGGTCGCAGGGGGAGGAACACGGGGGCAACCCCACAAATGTCTGTAGAAACCTACACACATTTGCGAAGGGGTATACAATGAAACTCTTGTTTGTCGGAGACGTCGTACTGGACCGTCCGATCTCTGCGTCTCCAGACGTTCTGGCCTTTGCACAGTCGCACGCGTATCAACTTGCTAACTTTGAAGCTCCGATTTCCGGTGGACACTCTGGAGTTCCAAAGGCAGGTGTTCACATTCAGGCCTCGTCGGCGCATCTTGCGGGGCTCCGTTCTCTGTTCAACGTCATGACGCTTGCGAACAACCACACAATGGACTTCGGTCCCGGAGGACTTGCTGCAACCACCAAGGCACTGCGAGATGCTGGGTTTCAGTATACCGGAGTCGGGTCTACGATTGAAGAGGCATTCACGCCTCTACGATTGGGGAACGTGTCTGTGTTTGCGGTGTGCGAGAACGAGTTTGGAGGAGTCACCTATGAAAAGCCCGGAGTTGCGGTGTTTGATCACCTTCGTGCGCTGTATCGGGGAATCCAGCGTGCAAGGGAGATTGGCCCGGTCATCGTGTGTTACCACGGAGGGTCCGAAATCATTCCGATCCCTCAGTCGTATTTGCGAGATCGGTTCCAACTGCTCCGAGAGTTTGGCGTTGATCTTGTCATCGGGCATCATCCCCATGTAGTTCAAGGATACGAGAACGCTGCGTTTTATTCGCTGGGCAACTTCTTCTGCGAAGGGGGCAAGTTCTCGCAGTACGAAAACGCGGATTGGGGACTCTGCGTGAGTTACGATACAGAAACACGGGCTGTGGAGCTGCGACACGTTTCTACGGTAAATGGGACGCTTCAGTTTGTGGACAAGGAGGCCTCGTTGCGTCGGCTTAACGCGTTGATTCAGTCCCCTGACTACAACAAGCTATCGGATCACATCTCAAAGGAGTTGTGTATGCGCTGGTACTTCTCAGCTCCCCTCAATCAGACCGCAATCCTTCTGCATTACTTCCGCTGTGACGCCCATCGTCACAACTTCTCCATTGGACTGTCTGCGATGCACGGGGAGATTGACGCAAAGAGCAAAGACCATCAGGTTTCCATTACCCACACGGATTCGTTTCACGTTACATTTACGAAGTGAGGTCTCTACATAAACACGTGAGATGGAGTGGAACAAGAAGGAACACGTGTACTTGGCATCTGCCGATAACTACCTCGGGTTTCAGCTTTTCTTTGCCAAGCATCGTGTTCGGCAGTGCGAACACTTCTACAGCGTGGTTGGAGGAATGGGTGGGTTCAACTTGCTTCCCCACTTGCATGAACTTCAGTCCATCACGTTTTTTGATCCGAACATCCATACCTTCAAGATCCTTGACCTTCATCGCAGCCTGATCGCAATCAGTGATTCGTTAGATGCCTATGTGTCCAATGTGTTTTGCCGCCCGTTTCAGCTGGCAATCCACAAGGACAACTCGTTCTTGGAGCAGCCCTTTTCAGAGGAGATCTACAACCGTCTTCGTGAGCAGCTTTCGGCAGAGACCTTTGAGACCTTCGCATACTACTATCGTCCCTATCTGACGACTCCACTCGTTCCCATTGAAGGCCCGAGTTATCACTGCAGCCGAATCCTGGCGTTCTTTGAGCCCCAGTACCTCACAACCCAGATGACGCACGCGATCTTCCAGCGCGATCCTCGGAGTCTCAACGCATTGTTTGTGGGAAAAGGATGGCTTGAATCGGATGCGACGTTCCAGGCGGTTCGCAGTCGGTTGGCGACTGTTCCGATTTCGTATGAGACAAAGATCGCCGAGGATCTCACCTACAGGCCACACTCCGGTGTCTACGGATCAAACATCTGGAACACAGACCCTTCCGAACAGTACTCGGGGTATAAGCGCTTCATTTCCAAAGTGGACTGGCTTATCGCATTTGATGATTACAAGTGGACGAAGGACTATCTACAGGTTCAGTATTACCGAAATGAGCCGAAGCCTCCTGCCGTTCGGTTTGGTCAGGGGAATGGGAACCCTCACGCAACATGCTGCATGGCACTGGACTCTTTTGCGTCGTTGAACACGGACTCGTTCTTGGAAGTCATTGAGCCGCATCCCACAGAGGGAATGAACTATGGGTTTCGGTTTTATGCAGGGCAGCGTCGCATCTCAGTGGAGGACTTTCTTCGGACACCTTGCTCTGAATCTATTCTCGTCATTCACATTCTGCTGGGGGCCGGAGTTCCATTCGCAACTTGGATTCGTCTCTTGGAGAAGGCCCGTCGGGAATCCACGCATCTCATCATCGTAGAGCACAGGAAGGAATGCAAGGATTTCTTGGTGCGTGAATGGGACGTGCATACGGAGAACCTCATTGATGAAACGAGTCTGGACGAAGCGGTCTATAGCATCTCGTGTCGCTTCACAAAGCTTGCCTGCGCAAATCTCCGAGGAGATGCGCGGGACCCTCGCAATCTGATTTACTACATATAACCAAGATACGAGTATGCTTCCGATCGTCATCTTTCACATCGGGAACCCGGACTATCTGCACGAGGTGGTTCGCCGAAACAAGGCAATGGGGTCTAGTCTTACGCTCATCGGAGACGAGTCCAATCGCGATGTGGATGCGATTCACGTTAACGTCCGAACGCTGGAAACCCCCGAGCTACACGAGTTCCGCACGCACTTTGTGAACTATTCAACGAACTCCGGCCAGTTTGAGTTCAACTGTTTTGCTCGGTTGTTTTACATTCGGCGTTGGATGGAGCTCAATGCCTTGACGACGTGTGTTCACCTAGATTCAGACTGCATCCTGCTTCGTCCAACCTCTGAGCTGTTTGACGGTAGAGTTGCGTACTGCTCTTGGAAAACACTGGAAGCCTCCATTCACGTATCATGCTTGACACTGGACTTCCTGAAGTCCTATGAGCAGATGTGCCGCGATCTCTATGTGACCAAATCTCGGTTTCATCTCATTGAAGACAAGATTCGGTTTCACGCCGAAACAAAGACCCCGGGAGGGATTTGCGACATGACCGTGTACGCCTTACTGTCTCGGGAACTTCCAGTTCGGTGCTTGACAGAGATACAGGCCGATGGAAGTGTGTTTGATGACAACATCAATGCGGCCCGAGGGTTTCTCGGAATGGACACCTATCGGATGCGCGGAGGCATCAAAGAGGTCTATCGCGCCAATGGCGTGTGGACCGTAACGAGCAAGGACGGGCGAACGTTTCGGTTGAACAACTTTCATTTCCAAGGAGGCGCAAAGGCAATTATACGGCAGGTCCCTGAATAACCTATGGCCATCCCATCGTGCGACGAGCTTCGCCCGTACATTCACGACTTCTTGGAGCTGTATGCACGGCGGCCCATTCGGGACAACACGGGAGGGATGAAGTCACCCCATTGCTTTTGGACCTATTACTGGCTCCGCAAGCTCCAACCAGAGGTTGTCATTGAGAGTGGCGTCTGGAAAGGACAGAGCACTTGGCTGATTGAACAGACGCTTCCCACTGCTCGGATTATCAGCATTGATATGACGTGGAAGTACCTCCAGTACAAGTCTCCTCGTGCAGAGTATACGAACGTAGACTTCAACACGATCAACTGGACGAAGGTTCTGGGGAATTCTGTTTCCAAGACGCTTGCGTTCATTGACGATCATCAAAACAACTATGAGCGTCTAAAGACCGCGTACACCCACAAGATTCGCTGGATGATCTTTGAGGACAACTATCCGACGAGCCATGGCGATGTGCTGTCTCTCAAGAAGATTCTGATGGGCGATCGGTATATTCTGGATACACCGCAGTCCAAGACGTGGCACGTGATTCCTCCCGAGTATCGCACGAACGTGTTGAATGTCTGTACCTACACCGAGTGCCCTCCAGTGTATTTGGACACGCCCACAACACGCTGGGGCGATTCCTTTGCCATGCACGGATGTCAGCCCCCGTTGTTTTCTGTCTGTGAGCCTGGAATGGAGCCGTTCAAGGAGGAGCAGCTCGACTATACCTTTCTCGCGATTGTGGAACTCAAGCGGTCGTGAATATAGTGTTGGAGAAACTCCAACTGGAGTCGCGGGATCGCCTCTTCAATGGCTTTCAGCATTGGCACAGTGTCCACGGCCTGCAACGTGGACAGAAGAAACGGAATGTCCTCTGCCTTTGACTCTGGGATCCGAACGCAAAGGCTGTCCCAGGGAATGTATTCCGTCATCGGATAGCAGATCCTGTCTACGATGAGAACTGGAATAGAGCCTGCGCGAATGGCCTCAAACACACGGAAGCTAAACCCGCCCGTTCCCGGTCCTCCTCGCGGACAAAGAACGAAGAGGGTCATCGCGATAGACTTGGTATAGTTGTCGCCGTACGCTCGCGTTGCCGCGATGATGTCTGGACGGTTGTACGAATGAATTGCCTGGACAAGCCGACGACGAAGATCGTTGTTGGCCGTCCCAATGAACGATGCGAACTGAACTTTCGGAAGCGTTGGAAACACTCCAACGTTCCAAAAGGGCAATAGGATGTCTTGGGGGCCCGGAGAGGATGTGTGTCCCTGGTTGAGAACAATGACGTTCTTGGGAACAATGGAATTGACCGGTGAAAAGTCGTCATCGTGATTCCAGTATACGACAACACGTTTCGGAAGTGTCTCGAGGTAGCGAAAGAGCTCAGCCATTTTCGCACCCGCATTGTTCCCAAGCCAATAGGCAAGAAGTTCAAGATACAATGGGCAGACAATCACATCAGCTTCCTCTATCGTGTTCACTCGGTGAAACAACGAGAAGTCTTTGACCGTGGTTGCCCTAGAGCATACGTTTTCCTCAAAGAACATGGGGTGAAGGAGAACATCGTCGCGCCCGTCCTTCAAATACAAGTTCAGACGATCGGTGAAGCGGATCAATCCAAGTGCGCGAATCAACTGCTCCGCAGAGAGGGTGTAGAACTTCATTGTTGAAAGAGAACATCTTCTTTATGCGATGTGCTGCACAGAACAAGGAGAATTGAGGTAGGAGACAGAGTCATGACAATATAGTTGTCGGGCGGAACCACGAGCGCAGTTGTATCGTCTGTCAAGGTAAAGGTCTCTCCTCCTACGTCTACTGTCACGCTGCCCTGCACACACACGAGGCATTGCGTGGTTGTCTCGCGATGTCCGTGGTACCCTCGCATACCTCCTTGCTCCATCCCCGAAATGAAGAACACCCGGCGAATGGGGAACCCGAGGTCGGCATCTTCAATCGGAACGAGATACCCAGGCTTCTCGTTTCGCTTCCGAGCGAGAGTTTGGAGATAGGGTTTCATTTACGGAAGGGGCAGTCTTGTTCTTGTAAGGATGACCGCGTTAAACCCCCTCGGCGCTTCGTTCTCCATTCCGATGAGCGACCTGAAGGACTACAATGCCACGTTCGCGGAGGGGTTTGCAGAGGACGTTCGGACCCTTCTGGGACACGGCCGGTATATTCTCGGTGACGAGGTGAAGCTTCTGGAGACTGAGCTCGCAGCTCACGTGGGCGTGACGCACGCGGTGGGTGTGTCGTCGGGGACAACCGCACTGGAGCTTGCGTTTCGGGCCTTGAACCTTCAGCCGACAGATGAAATCATCCTTCCCGCGAATACCTATATCGCATCCGCCTTTGGAGCGGCAGCCTCTGGAGCCAAGCTCGTTCCGGTGGACTGCACGGACCAGGGCACGCTGGACCTGGAGGAGGTGCGGAAGGCGATTACGCCGAACACCAAGGCGGTTCTTGTCGTCCATCTCTACGGAGACTGCTGTAATATGGAGGACCTCGCTACGCTCTGTCGTCAACACTCCCTTCGCCTCGTGGAGGATTGCGCACAGTCCTTTGGGTCGTCCTACAACGGGATTCCCCTGGGAAGCTGGGGAGATGTCTCGTGCCACAGCTTCTATCCGTCCAAGAACCTCGGGGCTCTCGGAGACGCCGGAGCCATTCTCACGAACGATGGCGCGCTCGCAACGACTTGTCGCCTTCTTCGCAACCTCGGTGTGTCTGCGAAGTACGTTCACGATATCCCTGCAACCAATGGCCGAATGGACACGCTCCAAGCGCTGTTTCTGCGGCGCAAGCTTCCAGACGTCTCACGTGTGATTCAAGCGAAGCGTGAGGTCGCACAGCAGTATACAGACGTCCTGGGGGATATCCATCTTCGGTCGCAGGACCCGCGCGTCTTCCATTCGTATCATGTCTACGCTGTTCGCGTCCCCAACCGCGATACGGTGATGAAGCGACTGGCCGAGACCGGGATTGAGACGCTCATCCATTATCCGATTCCGTTCTACAAGAGCAAGGCGTTCGCAGAGATGAATGATCTGACCTTCCCGACGACCGAAGCTCTCGCCGCGTCTATGGTGTCCCTTCCTATCTTCGCAACGATGACGCGGAAACAGATTACAGACGTTCTCCAGTCTCTTTGTAATGAAGCATCTGACAGCTGTGTCTGATCGTAAGTATCTTCCCTATGGACTCGCCCTCATTGAGTCCCTGACACAGACTACAAGCCTCCCGTGGACACTCCACTACTACTGTATGGATGGAGAGACGTATGCTTCCCTGCAGAAGCTTGCGCTCCCCCACGTGATTCCGTATGCGCCGGACACACTCTTGGGGTCTGGTCTTCTTCTCCCGGGAACTCTGGCGTTCAAGCTTCGGGCACTTCGGGCGGAGGACTTTCAGTCCTTCTGCTGGTCGCTTGCGAGTGTCTTCACACGTCACATTCTGACGACGGTCTCGTGTGACTCTGTGACCTACATTGACGTGGACATCTACTTCTACAAGGACATCGCTCGGCTCTTTCAGGCCTTCGGGGACAAGCATTGTGGTATCTTCCGGCATCGCCACTTTGACCTCTCCAAGGACTACGTGGAGGGACACTACAACGTTGGCGTTGTCTACTTCCGCAACTCGTCGCTCGGACGCAGGCTTCTCACGTGGTGGGCTGAGGCCGTACTCAGCAGGCGTCCAGCGCAATATGCAACCTGCGGAGACCAGAAGTTTCTCGAGTTTTTCCCGACCGTCTGTGCTCCCTCAGAGCTGTATATTGACGAGGGAATTGGACACGGTGCGTCTTGGCAGTGGGAAATCTATGACCTCTCACGACTGTCCGACGGCATTGTTGTCTGGAATGGAGAACCCCAAGACCTCGTCTTCAATCACTTCTCGCGGTTCCAATACAACTGCAGCGACAAGACGTTTACCTCTAGCTGGTTCAAACCCGATCATATCGTTTGGAAGACGCCGGCGCTCCATAGGCTCCATACGGAGTACGTGCACGCGCTTTCACGGGCGCACGAGACACTACGTAAATGAAGATTGCCGTCGGAATGATTGTCTTTGAGGGCGACTATGTCCTTCGCGAGTGTCTTGAGCAACTCTATCCGCACGTAGATCAGATTGTCATCGCGGAGGGTCCCGTCGCGTTCTGGCAGGCCCAGGGACGCACGACGTCAACGGACCGCACCAATAGCATCTTGGATACGTTCCCGGACCCCGAGGGAAAGCTGCAGGTTGTCCACGGCCAGTTCGCCGAAAAGGACGACCAGTCGCGCGCCTACCTGAAGCTCCTTCGCGATGACATTGATTACCTCTGGATGGTGGACTCGGATGAGGTCTATCGCACCGAGGACATTCTGAAGATGAAGGCGTTGCTTGAGGCGGAGCAGCCGACGTCGGTTGGCGTCCAGAGCTGTAGTTTCTACGGCGGTCTGAACGACGTCCTGACGGGCTTTGAGCTGAAGACAGACAACTTCCTTCGTGTCTTCCGCTACGTGCCGGGGGCCACGTGGAAGACGCATCGCCCTCCCACGATGTCGTATCCGAGCTCCATTCCCACAAAGCACATCTCCAGCGACGAGCTGTTCCGTCGCACGGGGATTCAGATGTATCACTATTCCTATGTCTTCCCGCGACAGGTTGCGACGAAGACGTCGTATTATAAGACCTTCGTGTCGGGGGGAACGATTCCTCAGTACTATGAGCGTGTCTACCTCCCGTGGGTTCGCGGAGGAAAGCTTCAGCGGATGATGCTCGAGCATCAGTATGAAGGCGTTCACGAATGGATTCCCGCGCGCCGGGGTCCTTGCTATACGGCTCCATTCCGTGGAGCGCACCCCGAGGCCATTCAGCGTGCGATGCCGCGTCTGAGTGAGGAGTTCCGGGCTCAGCTCGGAGCAAACGGGAGTGCGTCGTCCCAGTAAATTGCAGGCGACCCAAGCCGTGAGATATGCTTGTTGTGCCGATATCCGAACGTCCCATCGTGTACGACAGACAACCCAACGAGCGGCGCAAGACACCAAATGATCATCGCGTGAATGTTTGCGTCCAACCATCCGTGCCGAAGGCATCCGTGGTCTGCTTCCAAGCGGTCCACGTACTCCTGCACCAGCGGATGCGACCAGAGCCGAAGACTGGACAGATGGAAGTTGTTGTACGGCGCGAGTCCCGTGTACTGCGGTCCACGAATCACGCCCTTGGACTCCAACCAGCGAAGGAGCGTCGGAATGTCACGCCGATACCCTTTGTCCTTCAGGAAGTCCAGAGTCCACTCAAAGAGACGCTGGTGGTCCTTCAGGTCGTAGAAGAGAGACCGGTAGACATAGTCGTGGGACAGCAATGACGCAACGTGGTCCGGCGTAATCCACGGGGCTTGGAAATAGGAATCGTCGTCCAGGCGCATATAGTGGGTATAGGCCTGAAGACAGGGAAGACGTTGGAGTTGTCCACTGAAAAACCGGCACATCAGCATATAGCCTTTCGGGAACGTGTGGGGAACAAAGAGGTCGTCGTATCCCGTAAAGTTCACGCGATGAAGCTGAACATCGGGAGGGACATCGTCCTCCGTGTAGTCCTCGTGGAAGACGAGAATGTCCGTCGTGGGGAACTGCTGGCGTGTGTACCGAAGCGATGTAGCCAGGAGGTCTCGCTTATAGGCTCCTCCAAACCGAGCGCCCACATTACGGTCGCGTGGGCTCGCGAGATAGACGATGCACCACGTCATTTATAAACAGGCTGCGGGAGGAGTCCTAAATGACTGACGCGTGGAAGGATGACCGGCTTCCCGAGAAGCAGCTTGCGCTGAATCGGAAGGAACTCGCGGGTCCCTACCCCGACCACTGGACCGCAATGCTCGCGTGTGTCCGTCAGGTTCCCTCTGGACTTTACTTCTACGACATTGGATGCGGTGTGGGGTCCACGGCCCAGCTTCTTCGGCAAGAGGGGATTTCACTTCGGTATCTCGGACTGGACTTCTCTGAGGCGATGATTCGGACTGCCTCGGACGCGTGGCCGTTTGCCGAGTTTGTCTGCGAGGATTATCGGACCACGACGCGATCCTTCACGGATGGAGTTCTCTACTGCACGGGGCTCCTGGACATTCTTCCAGACGGCGTGGCAGGACTTCGTCAGCTCCTTTCATTCGGCAGTCCATATGTGCTTCTCAATCGCGTTCAGCTTGGACCGAAGGAGCACGTCCGGGTCTACAAGGCCTATGACCTGATTGACTGCTATAGTTACACGTTTGCGACGGCTACGTTCGCGGAGACGATTCGGACTGCGGGCTATACGCCCCTCCGGCAACACGGGTCGTGCTTTCTCCTCCAGAAGACACAATGAACGTGGTGTCGGTTTGTCTCTACGGTCCCGAATGCGATCGCTATTACACGGGCTTGTTGGAAAACATCGCACTCATCGGGCATCACTTTCCATCGTGGAAGGTCTACGTCTACGTTGCGCCAGATGTTCCTGCGCCCTTCTTGGAACGGCTTCGCGTGTACTCTTCCGTTGTGCTTCGTTCAACCGGCGTCTTGGGAGCCCCCAACAAGTCGTATCGGTTCTTCGCAATTGACGAGCCAGACGTTGCTGTGATGTTCGTTCGGGATACCGACAGTCGCGTTGGATGGAGAGACCGATGGGCAATGCGCGCATTTCTTGCGTCCGATGCGAAGGCGCACGTCATCCGCGACAATCCGATGCACACGGCCCCGCTGACGGGCGGACTCTGGGCACTTCGGAAGTCTGCATGCATTGCGATTCGTCCGCTCTACGAGGCCTATCCAAAGAAGACCATCGAAGACCGTTGGTGTTCAGACCAGAACTTCCTCGCAGACTCGGTGTATCCAAAGATCTATCGGAACCTTCTCGTTCATTTCGGAGCGGGTTCGTATAAGGCCTACGAGGATGTCGCTCCCTTCCCGTTTCCGTGGGCAGAAGAGACCTATTGTGGACGAGTTGAAACGGCTCCCTTCATTGACCATCCAGAACCTCGCGTTCAACGTCCAGTTTGGCTGCTGCACGGGTTAATTTCGCGCCCGTGAATAAATGGAGAACGAGCAGTCTGGCAGCGGTCGCAAGGTTGGCTCTCGCGCGCAGGTGATGCACGGAACCGCGCACCACACCACCGGTGGTCTCACGAAGCGTGACCTCAAGTACAACAAGTGGGGCCGCATCGTGTCCAAGAAGCGCTCCACGATGGCCAAGAAGACCCGCCGCCTGGAGAAGGCGGGCTACAAGGCCACCAAGGGCAAGTTCGGCGTGAAGAAGGTGAAGAAGGGTGGCGCTGACGGGGACGAGGAGTAAACTCTCGCCCAAAGATAATGATTCCCTGGACAGCGCTTTTGGCCGCGACGGCGTGGGTGGACTTCATCGTCATCGTCCTCTCGAAGTTCTTCCCGCTCACGAAGACGCTTAGCACGTGGTATGCGGAGTTCGGTCTCGTCGCCATTGGCTCTGACATCCTCATCATCGTGTTGGGCATTGCACTCGCGATGCTTCTCTTCCCGGGCTACTCCGGTCTGCCACTCATCGGTGTGGCGGTCGGAATTCAGCTCATCCACGACATCCTTTTCTATGTGGCAGTGATTCAGGGCGTTCCTGCTGGACACAACCAGATTCTGGACCTCTTCAAGCGGTATGCCGCAGAGGGCTCGTGGAAGATCCTCCTGGCGGATGCTGCGATGGTTGCAGGCTCTGTCTATTTGATGGAGACGATGGATGCGTGGCTGACCGATGACCAGGTGCTCTGGACCGGTCTCCTCGCTCTCTATTCGCTGCTGTATATCTTGTATACCCACTAACAAATGGGAGGGGGTCTCTTCGGAACCGATCTCGCGCTGAATCCTAAGTGTCTTGTGTTCGCAGGCTTTGTGCTTGTCGTCTACTGGCTTCCCCATCCAGTGGCCCTGACGCATCGCATCGTCGTCAACTTCATCCTCGCGTGTCTCGCCTATGTGGCACTCGCGTGGTATGACCTCTTGTATGACTGCACAGATCGCTTCAAACCCACCCTGTTGGGCTGGATGTGGAAGGATCTGAAACCCAAGGAGTATCAGGACAAGTATGATGAACTCCCCGAGCGGACAAAGAAGGTGATTCGCACCGTGGACATCGCAGTGCTCGTGATTCTGGTTGGGCTTTTGGCCTATCCGTTCTTCGTCAAATCTCGCTAGAGAGATAATGCCGACCAACGCTGCAACCGGAAAAGACACGGAGCAAGAATCGGAGATGACAACGATCTTTGGCGTTCGCATTCCCACACAGCAGATTTGGATGGTGGCCGTCGGCATCGCAGCTGCGGCCTTTGTGGTGCTGGTCCTCATCTTCGTCTTGATGCCCTCCGGCTTCTCCTTCCTCGCTGCGAAGAACGCTTCGGGTCTCCTGAGCTATATGTGGCTCTTCGCGGGCTATATGCTTGGCTTCATCGCCATCAGTCTTGTCTTCTTTGGGACGATTGTGGGGGTCCTCTACGCCATCTATGCTCCGCGGTAAGGAACTTAGAACGCTCGCCGAGGGGTATACAAAATGAGCGACGACATTGTGGTGGCGAAGACAGTGCAGACCGCACCCATCCGCACGCTGGCCGAAGGTCTCAAGTCTATGCTCGTGGAGATGAGCCTGGTCTTTGACGCCGAGGGCATCCGGATGGTTGCGATGGACAACACCCGTACCGTCTTTACCCATATGCGCCTTCAGGCCTCCAAGTTTGAGCACTACGAGTACAATCACAGCGCGCCCAAGTTTGATGTGGGTCTGAATACCGACCACTTCTATCGCGTCGTCAAGACCGTCACGAATGACGACACGATTACCTTCAGCGTCTCCAAGTCGGAGTCCAATCATCTGACCATCACGCTGGAGAATGGCGAGAAGAAGCGCCGTATCCGGTATAAGCTCAACCTCCTGGATCGCGATGAGTCGGATATCAAGATGCTCGATACCGAGTTCGCAACCCGGATTACGATGCCCTCGCTGGACTTCCAGAAGATTTGCCGCGATATGACCCTGCTCTCAGCCAAGACCGTGGACATCAAGAACGTCGGAAGCACGCTCACGTTCTCGTGCAAGGGTCCGTTTGCGTCCCAGACGGTGACCCTTGGGGATAGTGCCTCCGAGATGAGCATCTCCAAGAAGGAGTCCTCGGAGATCGTCTCGGGTACGTACTCGCTGCCCCACCTCGTTCTCTTCACGAAGTGCAGCAACCTGAGCAACAACCTGGAGATTCATATGAAGAACGATTGGTTCATCATGATTCGGTATGTCATCGCGAACCTCGGCGACATCAAGCTCTGCCTGATGCCGTGCTCGGCGTAAGTCTCGCCCTAGGACAATGAACGGGTGTCCCTGCTCCGCGGATGTCGGAGACTGCCGGATGTGTGGAAATGAATATCCGCCGAAGACAATGAGTGGAAAGCCGCCCGCGCACCCGCTGAGTCCAACGGACATGGCGAAAAACTTCGTCGCTGTGGCAGAGAAGCAGATTGTGAAAGCCTCGGCCGAGGCTGAAGCGCTCAAGCAGGAAGCGCAAGGTCTCATCGAGAAGGCCAAGCGGCGTCCAGCGTTTACGGCAATGGCGAACACTGCAATTGCGGAGGCAAATCAGGCGGTGTCTAAGGCAGACAGGATGAAGGAATCAGCGGTCGCCCACGAGAAAGACCTTCTGGGACAGGCTCAGGCTGCCCGAGACAGACTTGCGGGAGTTGGGATTGCCAACGCCTTTTCCTCTCGCGGAAAGACAACGGTTCGCCTTCCGATGACTGGAAAAGGCACGCGTCGCAACACCAAGTCAGGCGGAGACATCGTCACGCATATGCTGACCATCCGCAATCAGGTCAAGCTCTACCACTGGCAGACCGGCTCGTTTGCGCGGCACAAGGCAACGGATGACCTCACCGCAAAGTTGGACGAAGCCATTGACTCCTTCGTGGAGTCGTACATGGGAAAATATGGACGCCCGAAGGTGTCCGGAAGCATTCGTCTTCACAATTTCAGTGACCTCGCGGCGCGCGGCTTTGTCGCCACGCAGACGCGGTATTTGACCAGGGAGCTTCCGAAGAAGATCAGCAAGGAGGACACGGACCTCCTGAACATTCGCGATGAGATTCTGGGGGAGCTGAACAAGGTTCTCTATCTCTTTACTCTACAGTAATCACTTCGGCCGCAGATTGTGGGCCTTGTACGCGATATCATCGCCCAGCTTCATCTTGAGGCTGGAACTAAACAGACGCCGGTCGGACACGCTTGTGGTCGTGTTCCAGACCTTGATAATGTGGAAGGCCCCCTTCGGGGACACCGTGACGCCGGCAACGACGTCGTTGTTCCGTGTAAGCATCTTCCCCGCGAGACAGTGCACCATACAATCCAGGAACACCGTGTTGGTGTCGTTCGCATCCACCTTCTTGGACCACGCGCCTCCGCGGTCATTCTCGGGCGCGTCCCAGAGGGGACGAATCCCCGTCTTCATAAAGAAGAACATTCCGGAGGACCACGCCTCCGAGGAGATGGCTTCGACGATCGTCCAGAAGGTCGCGACGTCGGTCATCTCCGCAATCTTGATGTAGCTCTCCAGCGAGTAGTCCGAATTCATCGGGTCGTGATACCAGAGAGTCCAGGAGTCCATTGTGTTCGGCACCTGTCTTGTGTTTTGGCCGGAGACAATCCGTTTTCGCGAAAACGGAAGGAATCTCGGAAAGGAACAAGAGCTGTGTCGCAATGGACGTTCAAAGCATCTACGCTGCACGCTCTCTTCCTCGGGCTGAGTTGGCGCCTGCTATTGCAGAGACCATCTCTCGCCTGAAACTCTCCTTCAAGCCGGTCTACCGGAAGCCCTATGTGGCTCCGCGCCGGAAGGAGGAGGCCGCCAACTGGCGGGAAACCGCTCTCGTGGACGTCGTTCGCAAGGTCCGCGAGAAGGATGACGCTGACTATGATGCAGTGTCGTCGGCCATCAACAAACTCTCCAAGGCGAATTACGCCAAGCTCTCGGCAGAGGTTCTGGGACTTCTCGCCAAGCGCGACGGACTCTTCCGTCTTCGGGTGACGACCCTCCTGTTTGACCGGGGGATTCGTCAGCCCTTCTTCGCGCCGATTCTGGCCGACCTGTACAGTGACCTGGTGAAGTCTGTCCCAGAGTCCTCCGGTGACCTCAGCATTCAGCTCCAGATGGTGGACGTCCTGTATGATACAGGCAACGTGACGATGATTCCCAGCGCGGATGACCCGGGCTACGACGAGGCCGTCATCGCCTGGACGAAACAGAAGGAACTCAAGCGGGGCTTCGCAGTCTACCTCGCGGAGCTGTATAGTCGGGGGCTGGTTCCCCAGGAGACGATGACGACCTATGTGACCGGGATGCTGGATGACCTCCAGGAGAGTATCAAGACACCCAAGTCCAAGGTCAAGGAGGAACACGTGGACGCGCTCGTCCGCTTCGTGTTCGCCGTTGCAGGGAAGGTGGACATGCGTGAGCGAGTGCGGGCGATTCTCGCGCTGCCCCGGACAGAGACGCCCAATCTCACGATGAAGTCTCGGTTCTCGCTGGAGGACGCCCTCAAGAAGTTCGTTTGAAGTAGAGAGATTGACTCTGGACCTCTCACAAATGAGTGTTCCGTCTGCCACCGTGATGGCCCAAGCTGCGAAGGTCGCGATTGAGCAGGACCGCCCGATTTATCTGGATTACTATCAGGATAGCCTGAACAAGACCTGCTGCATTGGCGTCCAGGGGTCTACCAAGATGCTCGTGAAGTCTGACACCGAGTATACCTCCCCCATTGAGAGCATTATGCGCATCAAGGAGGAGAAGGCGTTTTTGGTTCTGACCGAGAACTCACTTTACGTTGTGTCGGCGGACATTCCGGTGAAGCGAATTGTGTCGGAGGGTTCTGCGCCTGCGTCGTGAGCCGCCCTGCGGAACCTGTGTCGGATTGAGCAGCGTTGGGACGATGTCGTAGAGCACATCGGCATCTGTCCGGAAAGAACACCCTTCCCCACGCCGGAGATTCTGAAGCCCTCGTGCAAAGCGGTCGGCATTCGGCTCAGCCCCCGTTGGGCGAAACTTGGACAGTGTGGTGTACACCGCTTCCGCCCGTTCAAGGGTGTCGTAGACCGCCGTTGGATACCGACGCCCAATCTCCATCAGAACATACACATCGTCGGGACTTTCACCGCTTCCCGCCATTCCTTACTTGTTCCGGCGAGTTGTTTTCCGCCTGCGACGCCCTCCGCTCATCGGTCCCACAAACGGGACGCGTTCAAGGATACAGTCGCCCCCGTCCACTGTCGTAAAGAGAACACTCTCTCCGCGTTCAATATTCGCGCGCACGTCCTCTTGTCCGTCCTCCTCGTCTACTGTTATCTCCAGATAGGCGGCAAGCGCAGCCTCGGCGTTCCCAAACACCTTGAGAACTTCACACATGTCCTGTCCCTCTTCACTCACGTGTTGATAGAGCACCCACACCTTCTGGGCCGTTTCGCCAGTCCCTGCCATTACCTTCTCCGGCGAGTTGTTTTCCGCCTGCGCGTCTTCCGACGGCGACGGCCAGCACCCAGCCCGGCATCCGGGGGCACAAGGTCCCGTTTCGCAGCCAGCAGTGCATCCAGAATCTCCCGCTGGAACGCCGGATTCGCGGGCCCGTCGGGTGCCACAACCACCATTCCCCGAAGGACATTCTCGGGGGCATTGGCATCGTTCTCAAGGGGTGGATCGTGTGCCTCCAGCAGCTCGTCCGGAATGAAGAGGCTGGCTCGCATGTTTCCGCGCCTGAAGGATTCGGTATCTCCCCCCGACGTAATCTCCACACCCGGGAGATGGACTGCGAGGGCATTCTTCGCAGCCCGCGTCAGGCGGAAGACCTTGAACCCTGCACGGTCAAGCCGAAGGGTCATCAATGCCGAGACTACATCCTCTGGGACTTTAAGGTCGCCCTCGGCCATTTACTCCTTCGCAAGAGAGAAACCCAATGGACACCTTTCCGCCTCCCCATCGTGTGCTCTACGAAGCCTTGAACGACAAGGCCGCGCGGAGTGTCTGGACGGAGTACAAGACGAAATACGCCGACCACGCCGAATTTGAAGAGGTAGATGCAGCGGTCTTGAACGGAATGGACGACTTCGCGAAGTGGTTCACGACCTGGATGTCCTTCGCTCCGAATCGTCCGAGTGTTCGCTGTCGCATCCTGATGGTCTGGCACGCGCACTTCCTGAGTTTGGCCTGCCAGCAGATGCTCCGAAGGTCTCTGGAGCAGCGGTCCTTTCGCTGTCGCGTCTGGTTTCACATTGAAGAACCGACCCTCCAACAGGCCATTCTCAGTCGGTGTATCGTCAAGGTGCTTCCGCAGGCCGAGCACGTTCCGCGGATTGTCGGTCCTCCACTCGACCTGTCGTACTGGACTGATCCGCGGAAGGCGGAAACGGATTTTGCGGCAGCCAGACAATAAGACGTATGCGCATCTTTACAGATGGAGCGTGTTCGAACAATGGTCGCCCAGGTGCAAAAGCAGGTTACGCAGTTTGGGTCCCGGATGCTCGCCACCTTTCCTGCTCTGGGCGTCTTCCGGAAGGAGACCCCCAAACGAACCAGCGGGCAGAACTTACAGCGATTTCTCGCGCAGTTGTGATGTTGGACGAGGGGGGCTTCCACGATGAAGACCTCGTCCTGTATACGGACAGCGACTACTCCATCAACTGCCTGACGAAGTGGCTGACGGGATGGGTCAATCGCAACTGGAAGACTGCAGAGGGCAAGGACGTCCTCCATCAGGACTTGATTCGGGATACCACCAGTCGCCTCGCAAAGTTCAAGAGTCACCGGTTCGTCCACGTCCGTGCGCACACGGGAGGCGAGGACGACCTCTCCAAGCAGAATGACATTGTGGATAAGATGGCGCGGGGCACGATTGATGAGACGGTGCGCCTCGTGGAGCCTCCCGCGATGGATGCGCTCTTTCAGGGCTGTCCCCTCCGGCTGATGGGGCCGCCGGTTGCACAAGCCGAGCTTCTGGACTGGATGCGTGCGAACCTCGGAACGATGGACCGCGCGGTCATTGACAAGTATCTCCTCCAGGCCTTCAGTGAGCTGTGTAAGGTGCGGGATGTGACCCTCAAGAAGCGCATCATCGCGAAGCGCCCGATGGTGTCGGCCGAGCGAGGGCATTTACAAATAGACTCTGTGGTCATAGACAAGGTCGAATGAGCTCCGGTGTCACTGTTCTGAAGTTTACGTCTCCCACCTGCGGTCCCTGCCGCACGATTGCGCCGTCTCTGGAGGCGATGATGGAGGACTACCCGAATGTGAATTGGGTGGAGGTCAATACGAAGGACGACCGCGAGGGCTACGTGGACAAGTATCGGGTGACCGTGGTCCCGACGCTGGTGTTCCTCAAGGGAACGACGGAGATTGCGCGCCATACGGGTGCGAATGTGGGGACGTTCTATACACTTCTGCGGAAGGCCCTTGCAGCTTAGGTTGCGGGGCAATCCTCGCCCACGGCTGCACGCCCATTTCCAGTCGTGGCGGCTGCCATATCTGCAAAATTCCTCCGCGACTCTGCCGTACTCATATCCGGATAACACACGCCAGCGACGCAGACCCACGGGTTTCCGTCTTTGTCGTATTTTCCATCGCGCAGCATATTCGGAGTCATCTTCGGGAAGGGAGAAATGGCCGAGGACGGGAGACGCTCGGGGAAATAGGCCTGCACAACACTGTACGAGATACCGCCCACCAAGAGACCCTCAATCGCACCAAGGAACGCCTGCCACCACTTGCTCGTCGGAGGACGAGGATCAGTTTCCCGCGTACAGTCTCCGGCCAGGAAGAACTGGACGAAGAAGAACACAAGCCCAAGCGCAATCGTCACTCCTGCATTCTTCGCACCGCGGTTCTGAACAAGGTCAAACCCATAGTAGCTAAAGATGGTTGCGATAACAACCAGCGTCTGCGGGGCATACGGGGAATGGGCCCAGTCAAACCCTTGGATGTCGCAGCCCGTGTAGGTGCTGAAGAAGGTCCCTGCCTTTGCACCGCCAGTAGTGGGACCCGTTGGGACAGGAGGAGCCCTCTCTCCGGTGATGACGGTCGGCCTGGTCGCACGCGTGGACACAGCCATTGCGCTCTGCCCGGGCTTGGTCAGGGCCTCAATGACCTTGTCAATGATTTCAAAGGTGCCCTTCCAGATAAACTTGAACACGAAGTGGACAAGGAGAGACAGAAGTCCCACGAGACTCGCGATGGAATAGACACCCTGATAGGTCAACATATCTGCGATGACTCCGTAGAGGAGGAGGGCGTGAGGCATATAGACGAGCGTGTCCTTGAAGAAGGCTCCAACCCCCGGTGCTTGACCGGTTGCTGTCGGAAGCCCGCCGCTGCTCCGCATCGCAAAGACGGTTCCCACAAGGGTGACGACAAACGTAAGGAGAACTGCGATGAGGTTTGACCACCACGGTGTATCTGCATAGTCCGCCATCTTGTTTCTCTCGTAGACTTGTTTTATCCTGTAGACACAATGGGTGGAAAGTCGAGTAAGCCCAATCCGGCACCGATTACGATTACGTATCCGGACACAGAACCTGCGCCGAACCGTATTGAGCAGGACTATCCCGTTGTGGACCCCATCGGAATCTCGAAGGGGTCGGCGCAGGGATGCGAGGCCTCTCCGGGGCGAGTCTGCCAACTTGTCATCCCACAAGGTGTCTCCGCTTCTGGAGCCAAACTCTACCGAGATCAAGGCACCGTTCGTCGTGACCAATGCACACGCTACGCGAAGGACCTCCAGAAGGTGAAGGCCAATCAGAAGGCCTTTGAGGAGGTGAAGAAAGACCTCAGTACGGGCATCTACTACGAAGATCTGAACAACGGATACTGTCGCCAGATTTACTATGATGCTGCGGACCTTCAGAGCGTTCGGGGTCCGGAAGACCTCCCTGTGGACAGGGCTCGGTATATGAAGATTCGCAAGATGTCGGACTCTGGAAGCTACTCCTCCGTCACGAAGCTCTTCATTAAGCCGTCCATCCCCTTTGAGATTGAGTTCAACGGCAGGAAGCACAAGATTACGGTGATGACGCTGATGCATCCCTCTCCGATTCGTGTGGAGAACGTTCAGCACGACGCGATGCTGACCCTCGGAGACCCCGGTGAAGGAAACAATGACGGACTTGTCGTGCTTATCCCGCTTCAGGGGTCGCTTACGGCCGGAGACTCGGGACAGTTCATTGGGAAGATTGCGCGCTACATGACGGGGATTCTGCAGCCCGACCCTGCGACGGGAGACTACCAGTCCATTGACATCCCGACGGGGAACGACTGGGCCCTCTCCAAGATGTTCAAGGGAAGTCCAGGAGAGGATGGAAAGACCGTCGTCACTCAACCCGGCTACTACGTCTGGTCGGGCACGCCTCCGCTGGAGCTCCGACAGGTGCGTCGTGACAATGTTCCAGACTCGTTCTGGTACAAGTGGTGGTACATCACGTACTATCTTCGGCAGCCCGACAATGCGTACTTTGAGTGGCTGCCCAAGTACACCAACCCCGTTCGCTATGTGATGCTCTCTCAGGCTGCTCCCGTCAGCTCCTTTGACCTTCAGACGATTCGTATGCTTCCTGTGACTCCGACAACGGAGGCGGTTGCGCCCATCCTGAAGTGGACCCTCTCGTATCGTCGGGCCGGAAGTCCCGGGCCAAACGGAGAGTGGGTGTCCTCGTGCTCTACGCCGCCTGCGTCCGGTGCGATTACAAACCTCTTCTCCTCCCGACGCGAGGGAATGGAGAACCCCATTGACACGTGCGACCCCTTTGCGTCCATTCCCGCCAAGCCCGATTCCACAGAGGCCTTTATCCAGGTCGTCATCGGGATTTTTACGGCGATTGCTGTTGGTCTCGCCATCTACCTCGCCGTGCTCTTCTTCACGAAGACCAAGTGGGGACGGTGGGTCGCCAATCAGGGAACCATTGCAGGTAACAAGGTCTCACAAGCCTTCGTCTCGGACTCCCGTGCGGTCATCCCGGTGAACCCGTTGTTTGACACCAAGCTCGCGGAAGCCGAGGACAAGGCGAAGGAAGCCGAGGAGACCCGGAAGAAGGTAGAGGACGAGAAGCGCATCGCCAAGGAGAAGGCCAAGGAGGGTGCAGAGGCGATGGCCAAGGAGAAGGAAGACGCTGCCGCTGCAGAGGCTGCGAAGAAGGACGCTGAGCACGCGAAACGGAAGAAGAAGTTGGAAGCGTACAAGGCGCGTCGCGGGATCGTGAGCGGGCCTGTCAGGCGGGGCCCCGAGACGGCGGTTGTGGAAGCGAAGACCCCTGAGGGAGCTGCAGAGATCGCGGAAGCCGGAAAGGAGGCCGAGGCGGAGGCGGAGAAGGCCATTGCGGATGCGGGAAAGGAGGCCGAAGAGAAGGCCAAGTTGGAGGAGAAGCGGAGGGTAGACGCTCTGCTGGCGAGGATTCCGGAAGAGTCCAAGATTCCCGAGGATGTCACCGAAGAGGAGCTCCGTGTGATGGCCGAGTCTGCGCCTGCACCCGAAGGACCCGAGCCGCCGCACCGCCGTGGTCGGTCTGAGGACCGGATGGCTGCGATTGAGGCCAAAAAGAAGGAAGCTGTGGCGGCGGCAACGGAAGCTAAGAAGGAGGAGTCTGCCGCGGCGGCAACGGAAGCTAAGAAGGAGGAGTCTGCCGCGGCCGCGGCCGGAACGGGTCTTAGCAAGGACGAAGCGAAGGTCGTGGCTGCGGTCGGTGAAGAGGCCAAGAAGGACGAGGAAGCCGAGAAGGAGAAGGCGCAAACGGAGCGCCTTCGCAAAGAAGCCGAGGAGCTCAAGGCAATGTTCGCCGCCGCAAAGAAGCGGAAGGAGGAGGCCGCAGCTGCAGAGCGTGCCGCGGCAGAGACGAAGGATGAGGCCGAGATTGCGAAGGAGGAAGCCTCGGAGAAGCCCAAGCCCCGTGTTCGCCAGGCCTCTAAGTCTCCAGCACCCCCACCTCTCGCCAGTCTTCGCGCCGAGCGGAAAGAGGCTGAGAAGGAGGTCGCCAAGGTAGAGACCCAGCTTGCGGACACAGAAGCCGAACGGAAGAAGCAAGAGGAGATTGCGAAGGCGGCCGAGGAAGCCGCCAAGTCCGCCTCTAAGGCTGCCGAACGCCAGACGGCGAACCTCGCAACCCCCATCATGAAGAAACGACCGATTCAGAGCTCCACCCGAGCGCTTGTCCCTCCCTCGGCTGCTGCAAAGCCGGCAGGACACCCACCTCCCACTGAGGAAGAGGTCAAGGGCGCGGTGGAGACCTTCATCGCAGACACGAAGCCCGCAACGGTCCCAGCTGCGAAGACACTGGCCAAGGTGGAGAAGAAGGAGCTCACCGAAGAGCAGCGGAAGGCTGTGACGGATGAACTCAACAAGATCCGGGATGACCTCATTGAGCACATGAAGAACGCGCGCCGGAACACTGAGTTGACGGCCGGTCTCTGGCCCAACCAGACTGCGTGGCTGCGGTTTGAGCAAGAGAAAAAGCGCCACGGAATGTATGTCAAGCCCGCGGTCAAGAAGCTGATGACGTTCAAGGAGAAAATTGAGACCTCGGGTCTGGACGCCCTCCGTCGTCCGCCCTACGACAGTGTCTATGCAAGTTACCTCCAGATGGTCGTGAAGCTCGTCAAGGACAGCCAGGACCGGATTCAGAACGTGACTCGGGATGCGCCGCCTCCCAGGGTTGTGTTCGGCGGCCGTCGCCGCAAGATGAAGCGCAAGTCCACGCGCCGTTACGTCGCGTAATGGTCGTGGCGATGCGACCGCTCAAACAAGTCTCCATTGTACTCCTCTGCAGCTTCCTCGTCGGCTGCCTTGTCCTCGTACTCCTCCTCGAGCTCTTCCACCGTCTTCTCGCGGTGGACCTTTCGAGCCTTGCTGTGCCGAACCTCCACCCATTCATTCGGATCCGGCTCCTGCAGCTCTTGCTGGGGGCGCCAGTCGTCCTCCTCCGGCTCCTCCACGTGTGTCTGGGCCAGACGCCCGTGGTGGAATCGTCCCGTATAGACTCCCTTCATCGCGGCCTTCTCTTGTTGTGTGGCCGCCTGGTCGCGCTTCTCGCGCATCTCCTGGAGCTTCTCCAGCTCCGCCATCACCTTCACGGTGGTCGTAAACTTGGTTGTGAACTCGTGGCCTCCGGTGGTCTGCTGGGGCACATTGGACGTCGGAAGGCTGGGAAACGTGCGGTCCGAGAGGTCCAGCTTGGGCTCGGGCTTAGGCTCGGGCGGAGGCGTCCACCGCGCATAGCGGTACTGGGGGCGACCCCCGCGCTGCTGAGAATAGCGTTCACGTGCGGACTGCTGCATTGTATCTGTGTGTAGATGCCCTTCTGTTTGCACGAACGTTTCCGTTTTCAGAAAACCGAAGCGGAATTCCCAAGGGAGACGACAGCACAATGGTTCTCGCAATTGTTATCGCTCCACAGGGGACGTTCAGTGAACTCGTGGTTCCGACGAAGACGGCCGATGTGCTGGAGTGGTTCCGCAAGAAGCTCAAGGCTCCCGGGCTTCAGTTTCAGGGCAAGCTTGTGACCGAGGATGTCTCCTATGCAGTGTTCGCAACACCAGCCGAGGAAGGAGACACCCAGCACATCTTGCCCCCTCCCTTCTCCGAGGACTCCTTTCAGGGCTCTATCGCGCTGCTGAAGACGCGGTCGGAGAACGCGGATGAATACGACAAGCCTGCGTCGGCGTACGAGGACTTCCCCATTCCCGAATACGAGGCGTACTACGCATCGGTGTCCTTTGACACACCCGAGGAGGAGACTGCCGAGGACGAGGAAGAGGAGCCCGAGGAGGCCGCGGAAGAGGAGGACGAACCCGAGGATGAGCCGGATGCGCCTCGTGAAGCCCCGGTGGCGCACATTCTTCACGCCTCCAACGTCTTCGTGGACCATCCTCTGCGGACGCTCATTCGCGAGAAGTTTGGGTCCGAGGAGGTGGAAGCGGCGATTCTGAATCGCTGTGTGTCCGATGCCCAAGCGTGGCTCATTGACATTGACTGGGAGACACCCGCCTTCCGCGAGATGGTGCGATCTCGCGCCGTGAGTTTGTATCCGTATCGTCATCTGATCACCACGATGGGCGTTCAGGAGTTTGCGAAGTCCGGACCGGTAGACCAGTGTCCCGATCGCTGGCGTGCCATTCTCCAGAAGGCGCTGGAGAAGGACAAGGCGAAGTACTCCAAGAAGGTTACGGCGAACATTGAGATGTTCTGTCGGTCGTGCAAGCGCAAGACCAAGTGCGACTACTATCAGGTCCAGACGAGGTCGGCGGATGAGCCGATGACAACCTTCGTGACCTGCTTGGAGTGCGATACCAAGTGGAAATACTAAAGTGTCGGGAAAGGGTAATGGACCCTCGGCTGGCTGGGTTTACACAGCGGCTTCAATCAATTCCGGGCGCACCCGTGCCGCCCGATGAAATCGCACAGCGCGTACAGTATCTCTATGACCGTCTCCGCGGACAGAAGACGGCTCCCCTTTCAGGCCCCCAAACAGGAGGCTTTCTCCCGAAGGACCTGGCGAAGCAGGCCAAACGGGAGCTGTTTTCCAAGACGGGTGCGTTCCCCAAGAAAGGCGGTGCGAGCTTCCTGGAGACACTTGCGCAGAATGCTGCACAGAGCCCGCAGGCCCAGCAGATGGCCCAGCAGATGGCGGGACAGGCTCAGGGACTGG